ATTCTAAATTCAGTTACTTCTTGTTGTATAATAGCTTTACCTCTTAATAAATCTTCTATTTCTGTAGATGAAGTAGAACCTGTACAAAATCGTTCTAATAATTCAAATAAACGTCCTTCATTACTACTATCTTTAGGTGCTTCTACAGATACTACTCTAGACATTAAATCATTAACTGTTTCTGTCCATAGTTTGTCATTAATTTTAGGTAACAACATATCTAAATTTTCAAATACAACTTGTTTAAAATCTATAAAACTATAAATTTGTTTACTAGATAATGGACCTATCTTTTTTTCGCTTAAAGTTAAAAAGTATTGTGGTGGATTAGTTAAAATTTTAGTAATACTATTAAGAACAGGCATTGTTCCTTCATCGTTTATACCATATTCGCAAGTTAAACATTTAGTTTTATTACAGACTGAATTAATCGGTGAATCTTTACATTTATAATTATAACTTTTTTTATCTAAACTATTTAATACTGTAGTAAATTCTCTAGGTTTTAATGGTGGATCAAGATATTCATCATTATATTCTTCTAACTTCTCTTGCCATTCTTCAGGAAATCTTTTGCGAAGATAAACTCCTATATTAAATAAACCATTATTTCTACCACCTTCTCCTAATGCACCTTGAGATAATAATTGTTGTAAACAAGGAGGACCACCTGGTAATATTTCGTTTGATTTATTTAACTTTTTAATAAATTTTAAATCAATTTCATCTAAACTTTCTACTGAAAATTTGTTAACCCATTTAACAAAAAGATCAGGCGTAAGTACTTCGCCATCATATAAAGCATATCTATCAGTTTGACTTCCACCAAAGTAAGGCATATTAAGCCAGCTACCTACATCTTCTTTATTAATTAATTTAGTTTGTTGAGGTCTTAAATCGTATTTAACAAATCCAAATGCTTTAACAATATCTTTAAGTTTATTTATCATTGATGAAGCACTTACTGGTTTTTTAGTAAATATAAATATATGTGCTCCGCCTGACTTTGATCTACAAACTATTAAATTCTTTTTTACAAACTGTTTACTAATTTTTTCTATATCAACTGAATAGTCATCTACATCTAGACAACCCCATTTACATTGATTATTTTCGTTAATAGGAATAACACCTAGACCAGTTTTACCATCTAGGTGTTCTTTCCATAGTTCAGCAGTGTAGGTTTCTCTAATAGTTTTACCATAGCCATCGAGTTTAGGACCTTTTCTTTCAGTAATAAAGAATTGGCCATAAGCCCGATTAAGACCTGGAAAGACTTTAAAAAAATCTTCTTGCATAATTACCAAGGCGCTTTAGAGTTATTAACCTCAGTATTTGTAGTAGTTTCAGTATCTACTGGTTCAGATGCTTTAACTTTACCTGTATTTATAGAATCAGATAAAGATTCAGCTTGGCTAAATACATCTTTACTAGATACTTGACCTATTTCGTCTAATTTATATTTATACCAACTACCTAAATCATTTTCTGCATTTATGGTTGCTAATTTAAACATATATAAAAACGATGGTGGCTCTACCATTTGACCTTTTATATTAATCTTTTTCATTTTAAGAAGTGTATTCCACTTTCTTGAAACTCCGAGATTACTAGATGTCATAGTAAGAACTGCTGGTTCCCACGTATCATCTTTTTTAACTAAAACAAAATGCTCTGCGGTATCTACTATTTGATTTTCGCCGAGAAAAGTTTTTTTAGTTTTAGGATCAACGGTCGTACCGTCTGGTTTCATATCGTGAACAGCGACTAATCCGCCTCCACTTTCTCTTGGTACCCACTCCACATAAGATTTTCTATATCCGCAAGGTATAACTGTAATACCTTCAACATCGTATAACTGATTGGTTACAGTATTAAAGATGTGACCTTCTTCTGCGCCTTCGATATATTTCTCATCTTTCTTTTTTCTTTGTGGTGATCCCGATTGAACGATAGCTAATCTAGGAATAGTAATATCATCATTACTGACATTTTCTAATCCACGACCTGCTGCTTTTACAATTAAATCAGCTGAAATGTCTCCACTTGCAACTTCGTTATTTGGTTTAACTGCTACTTGTTTGTCTGCCATATTATTTCTCCTTTCCGAGTTTAACTTTTGCTATACTGGCTTCGTATACAGAAAAATATTCTTCAGGTAATGTTTCACCTAAACTATATCTTTCTTTAGCAAAAGCTTTTAGTGTGCCAGCATGAACTGAAGATTTTTCATCATAAGGTATATTTTTAAAATTTTTATTTAAAACCTCAATTAGTTTATCAGCTTCATCATACTCGCCTTTAGCAAAACTAACTTTAACATCATGTTTAATTAGTTCACTATGACCATTTTCTTCTAACCATTTAAGAGCACCTGCTCTTTTATCTTCTGGTATAGAACAAAATAAATCGTCTTTAACTGAAATTTGACTTCCGTCTCCTAAATCAAATCTAGTCATATTATTACATGACGCCATAGCATCAGGTAATTCTTTTTCTTCAATCTCACGAATTTCAGCTTTCAAAACTTTAAGTCTTTCTTCTTCTTTCGCAAGGTTCTTTTTCTTTTCAACAAGTTTATTTCCAATAGCTGTAACTACTTCTAGTCCACCTTCTGGTAACTTTTCTTTTTTCTTGTGTTTCTCTACTGAATCAAATATCCAGTTTTCTTTACTCATTGCTTTCTCCTTTCTGATATAGATCAATCTTTACATTGTAATAGCATTGATTTTCTCTATCCCATTTTAGCATATTTACTTTTCCATTATTTATATCTGCTGCAGCCATAGACGCAATTCCAATTGCAACTGGATCTCCCATTGCAAGTAAAAAATCGTCATCACTAAAATCTTTTAATTTATTTTTTAGCAATCTAACTACAGGAGCAGGTGAAAGAGTAATTTGTCTTCCGGGTGGTAACATAGGAATTAATTCTCCAAAGCGACCAGCACCTATGACATTTACATTAGGATTTTCCTGTACAATGTAAACTTTAGCCATAATGTTCTCCTTTCTCATTTTTATTATTTACTTATATTATAGAAGTTATATAAAGTAAAATTATAATTAGAAAACAGAAAGATTAAATGCAAGTTAAATTTATTAATGAAGTTGATTTTTTAAAGTATAAGTTTAAAACTAAACCTTATAAACATCAATATGATGCTTTTTTAAAATCAAAAGATAAAAAATCATACGCCTTGTTTATGGAACAAGGAACTGGAAAGTCTAAAGTAGTAATAGATAATATAGCTTATCTTTATAGAGAAGGTAAAATTAATTGTGCTATTATTGCTGCACCTAAAGGTGTCTATCGTAATTGGATAGCATCAGAGTTTAATACTCATATGCCAGATGATGTAAAAAGTTTTACCGATATATGTATATGGAATCCTAGTGAAACTAAAACTAATATCGAAACGCTTACTAACTTTTTAAATCCTTCTCATAAATTAAAATTTTTTATAATAAATATAGAAGCTCTATCTACTGACAAAGGTAAAAATTATTTAAATAGATTATTAAACATTACTAATTGTTTTTGGACTATTGATGAAAGTAGTAATATCAAAAATAGAACTGCAAGAAGAACTAAATCTTGTTTAAAGTTAGGTAAGCTTGCAAAGTATAAAAGAATACTTACGGGAACTCCTGTGACCCAAGGTCCATTAGACTTGTGGGCTCAAATGCATTTCCTAGATGAGTTTATATTACAAGCTAGTTTCTATGCTTATCGAAATACTTTTTGTGTAATGCGTAGAAGAAGAACATCTACTCATAGTTTTGATGAGATTGTCGAGTATCAAAGATTAGATGAACTTCAAGAAATATTAGAAGAACATAGTTTTAGGGTAACTAAAGAAGAATGTTTAGATTTACCACCTAAAATAAGATTAAAAAGAGAAATAGAGCTTACTCGTGAGCAGAAGGTGATGTATCACACATTAAGAAAAAGAGCTATATTAGAACTAGAACAGTCTAAATTAGTGACTGCGCCTCTCGTAATCACACGAATATTAAGGTTACAGCAGATACTATGTGGATTTATTAAATATGACGATGGAACTGAAGAAATTATAAAAGGAACTAATTCTAGGCTTCAAGAACTATTGGATGTACTTGAAGAGACAACTGGCGGAGTAATTATATGGGCAACATATCGTAATTCAATTAAATTGATTCGTGATACTCTAGCTAAAAAATATGGAGCTAGTAAAGTTGCTACATTTTTTGGTGATACTCCAGCAGAAGAAAGACAAAATATAGTTGAAAAATTTCAAGCTGGAGAAATTAAATATTTTATTGGTCAACCTAGAACTGGTGGTTACGGTTTAACTTTAACTGCAGCTAAAACTGTAATCTATTTTAATAATACTTATGACATGGAAGTTAGACTACAGTCAGAAGATAGAGCACATAGAATAGGTCAAACTGATAGTGTAACTTATATTGACTTCGTATGTCCTAATACTATTGATGAAAAAATATTACAAGCTTTAAGTACTAAAAAGAAATTAGCAGATCAAATTACAGGTGATAATTGGAAAGAGTTATTTCTTTAATTTTTTCTTTTTCTTTTTAGGTGGAAAAAATATTCTATCCATCCACATAGTAAGATCATCTAGTTTTGCAAAAAAATTATATATAAATCTATCAATCATTTACTGACAGCTTAAACACTCGTCACTATCATTATCTAGATCAGCAAGAGCTTCTTGTTTACAATCATCGCTACAGAACATATCTAGTTCTTCTTTAGCTTCAAATTCTTTTTTACATTTGTTACAATTTTTTATCATTTTGGTTTTTTCATTATGTCTGCGCCTTTTAAACCATAGATAGCTGAAACTACACCAATAAATAAAGCTTGATACCAAAAAGGCATATTATTAAACTGTTCAAAAAAATTTTCTACCTTCATCATTATTTCTGGATCATCAGAAAAGATAGACCATATCAATAACATAACAGGTGCTGACACCAATATCAACACAAACTCATCTTTCCATCCTTGTTGATTATTTTGAATAACAGCTTTTTTATATTCTAACTCGCCTGAGGCCATACGTTCCGCATGTTTCATTTCTGCAACTGATTCAAGTTCTCTTGTTTTTCTTCTGTTAGAAGCTATACTCATACCAGTTTTAATGATTCCCGGGACAAGTTTAGATGCTATACTAATCCACATATTATTTACCTATGATTATAGATAAAACAAGTAATACTATTAAAACAGTCCATTGTTTTTTATTAAAAATTTCTGAAATTATATTTATTTTATCTATTATTTTATTTTTAAATTTATTGAACATTAATATCCTCCTTGTACAACCACTCTTTTAAATTAAATCCTGGACAATTAGGTTTATTATCTTGTATATCGCTATGACCTACTATTTCTACAATATTAGGATTAGTCATTTTAAGTCTTTTAATTAAATCTTTTAAAGATAAAAATTGTTCCATTGTAAAATTATTTTCAGCATCTCCATCTTCTGACATACCGCCAATTAAACAAACACCTATACTTTTAGAATTGGCTGCTGGTGCATGAGCTCCTTGAAAAGCTTCAGGTCTTCCTACTTCTACTAGACCACCTCTTTTAATAATATAGTGGTAACCTATATCATCCCAACCATTATCATCTACATGCCATTTTTTAATTTCAGACGCACCTATATCCATAGACGGTTTAGTTGCAGCACAATGAACTACGATCATTTCTGTTTTTTTTCTTAACTCCATTCGGCACTCCTTTTAGGAACTATTCTACATTTTTTATTTGTTAAGTCTACCGATAATATTTGTACTCGTTTGTCTTTTATTCTAGCTGTTCTAGATATAATACTTCCATCTTTTCTTTTACCTACCATTTTTACATCAAAAAAATGATGATCTAAAGTAGTAGGATGTACAGCAACTAAATCAATTGGAGAATGAGTTTGACTTCCTTTAAATACATAAAAGCCTTTTTCTTGTAGCCAGACTATCGCAAGGTTTTCACAAAGACAACCTTTATTTTTTTGAATCATGTAAGTAATTCTATTAAAGTCATTCCTAATCCACTAATTATTAATGCAGCTGCTCCTATAAGTATTTTTTCTAATCTATTAATTTGTGTTGCTAAAGAATTTATTTTATCGTGTGTTTGTTTTTGCATAATTCTACAAAGCTTTTCGTGATTATCTAATCTGATTGCTGTTGTAGTTTTTTTCATTACTTTAATTTTTCCTCAAAGACTTGTTTTTCCATATCTACCTCTTTAACTTCTTTTCCGGATTTCATGTATTTAACAAATTGTGTTACTAAATATCTAGTTTTATTTACAACATCTCTTTTAACACCATCACCTAATCTACTTAATATTTCATCGACAGCTGTAAAAGTATCTGGTTCTCCAGCCATAACTCTATCTTCACCTTCTATTTTATCTTCAAGATATTCTTTAATAATTAAAGGTTTAGAACTTATACCTTTATAATTTGTAGAAATTCCTATTGCATTTAAAAGTTTTTTAAATAAATTTTTATTAGTTGCTGTTTTAGATCCTGAAAGAACATCCAACATAACATTATAATTTCCACCTAAAGCTTGTTTTTTTGCTGCTTCAATAAACATTTTATAATCTAAAAGTAATCCCATGTTATCTCCACCTAATTTAAAACTATCCCATATTCTTGCTAATCTATTTACAATTAATCTTTTATGATTAAGTGGTCCAGCAAATATATCTATAAACATACCAGCTTGATTAGCCATTTCAGTAACTGATTTTACTGAAGCACCAGATCCTAAAAAACTAACATCTTGTAAAGCAGTAAGTGCTTTAGCAACTGATCTATAAGTATCTACAAATTCTTTATTAAATAATTTTTCTAATGGTTCTCTGTTATTAGTTATAAAATCATTTAACTTAACTCCATTGTGTAATCCATTTACTTTTGTATTATCTAAAAAGTCAATAACCATTATTTTTCTAACGTCATTTAAAACTGATCTACCTTCTAATGTACTATTTAAATTTTTTACTAATTGAGTAATATCATTTCCTTTCATTTTAGTTAAAATTTGTTTAACTATTTCGTTAGGACTTCCTGAATCTATTACACTAACAGGCATACCTGGAAGAGCTTGTGATACACCTTGATTTACTTTTATTTGTGCTTCTACAGCATCATCTAATACCTTTAGTGCATTTCTAGAATTAGAAGCAAATTTAGCAAATACTTTATCACCTAAAAGTAATCTATAATTTTCACCATATTTTGCTATAAAGTCATCGTGTGATTTAACATTATTTTTTACTGGTTTACCATCAATAGTTTTATAAACTTTATTAAAGTAATTATTATATAAAGCATTATTAATTTTATTTTTTTGTGCAGTATTAATAACCCCATCTGTTTTTAATAATTGACTTAATTTAAAAGCTTGATTAATTGATTCATTAGAACCATCAGTAAATTTTTCAAATGTAGTTCTACCTATACCCGGACTTTCTACTTGTGTCATAACTTTTCTACCTGATCCATATCCGAAAGAATCAGCTAAATTATTAATAAAACTATTTTTATAAGTGTATAATAATTTTTCATAATCATTATGTTTTGCAAGTAATTTAGGGTCTTTAGTTAAACCATCTTGAATAGCTTTATCAAAATCTCCTTTAATTTTTATTAATGGATTTCTTACAGCTTGTGGTAATGATTCATTTTGTGATGCTGCTCTTATAATAGCTTGCCAGCTATTTGCTTCTTGATAAGTCATATCATCAATATTATTTAAACCTCGTTTAAGAAGTTTCATAGTAGTAACAGTTTCTTCTCGTCCTACTGCACCTGAAAGTTTTTCGTAAAGTTCTTTAACGGCTTGATTACTTTTATATATTTTTACATATTCTTTATCATAGATTTTTTTATTCTTTTTAGTAGGTACCGCCATTTTAGATTTAAAAAGTTTAGTATCAAATTTTTCTAAGGTTTCTTTAAGAATTGGTTTTGTATCTTTAAGATTTAAATTAAATTTAAGATTTTTTGATTGAGCTTCTTCTATTATTTCTTTTTCTAAATTTTTTAAAGCTGGTTTAATTCCTTCATCAGTTATCTGACTAAAAGTTATTCCCATATTATCTATTTCATTTATAGTAGGATCAGTGTTTACAGGTCGAAGTTTAGTTACTTTACCCTCTGCTTCTTCAACTAATTCTTGTGCTATTTTCTTTTCATTGTTTCTTATAATTTTTAAATCAGATGATACTCGGTCCACTATATCATCTTTTTGTTTTGTGCTTAAATTAGTTGCGTCATCTAAACCAGAGGTTTTTATAATTAATTCTCTTTCAGCTTTATTTGCTCTTATTGCTTTTTCAGCTAATTCTGTTTCTGCAAGAATTTTAGAAGTTACAGATTTAGGACCAACTATTTCTGCTTCAGGAAAAGCTTTATTAACATTAGCAACTAAATAATCATCAGCTAATTTTTCATCTATTCCATGATCTTTTAATATTTTTTTAGCTTCATCTAAATTTTTAAGTAAGCCTTCATCTAATTTACCACCTGATTTAATTAGTTCTTCAATAGATTTAGAACTAATTTTATCTTTTGCTGCTGTTAAAACAGCTTTCTTAATAGCTTGACCAGTTAATAAAAATACAGGAGTTGCAACTAAATCAATTCCAGCCATTATTGCTGCTTCTTGAGTTGCTGCTTTTAAGTAATCTTCTTCAGTAATACCTTCACCTAAACCATAAACGTATCTTCCTATCATTTTTTTAGTCATCTCTGCAGTGAACGTAGCACCAGCAGAACCTGCCGCAGTACCGGCAATAGGAGTTATAAAACTTCCACCTACGCCACCAGCTATTGCAGATGCAACTGTAGCAACATCTCCTCCTATTGCTGCTAAATCACCTTTAGTTGGATACAAAGTAGGAGCATTTGTAGTAGTCCATTTATTAGTACCACCTAATTCTACAGGAACTTTATAAGTAAATACTTTTTCTTTTCCTTTTCCTCCAGCAAAAATATCTTTATCTAATTCATGATATTTAAATTCAATCTTATCTTTATATTTTTCTATTAACTCTGGATCTAACTTTTTATCTTCTATTAAATATTCATTTATATATAATTTTTTAGCATCATTAATTGTAACTGAATCATTTTGTAAACCTAAACTTAATGCTGCTCTTATTTCTGCGGGAAGCTCGTTATCAACTTCTGTATTAATTCCGTAAGCATTTAATATATCTTTTTTTCCTGGATCATACTCTGCTAAATACATACTTTCACCTGATATATCCATAGCCGCTGCGCTATTAGCCATATCATCTATTTTTTTACTTACTCTAGCTTTAGTGTCGTCCATTAATTTTACATCATAACCACTATCTTCAATTGTTGATTCTTCAGTTTGTGTAGATGATTTTTCTTTTAATGATTTTGAGTAATCATCAGCAGATAATTCGCCTGTAGCTAATTTATTTGCTGTGTTTTCGTCTATACCTTGAGAAAGGTAAATGTTAAATGATTCTTTTTGATAATCGTTAAGTTCAGCCATGTCATTTTATTATTTTTTACTTTGTCTATCCTTAATTATTTGAATTATATCTTCTTGATCAATATCTCTTTTTTCTTTAAATACTTCAAAGTATCCTTTTTCTTCTTGATCTTTGTAAACTGGTTCTAGCTGTTGATGATAATAAGCATTTACAATTTGAAAAGGTGTATTATTTTCGGCACTTCCATAAAGTTCAATTAAAGTTTCTGAACTTACTTTATCTTTAAATTTATTAGCTAATTCTTTTGCAGCAGCATCTTGTGATTCAGCTCTAAAGTTAGAATTACCATCACCTGCAAAAGCAATATCGAATGATTTACCAAAAGCAATATCACTAATTTCTTTCGCTGCTTTTTCAGCAGCAACTAATGCTCTTAAAGCTTTAGGAGATGTACTAATATCTCCAACTGTTTGTAATAATATTTCGATGTCTTTATTAGATACTGGATATAATTCTTTTACTTGACCTACTATTTGTCTTTTTGTTGCAGCACTAAATATTTCTTTAAATTTTATTAAATCGTCATCACTAAATTCTTTCGTATCTTTATTTCTTCCTATTAAAGCATTGGCTTCATCAAGCAAACCTATTTCATTTAATACTTTTTCTAATCCTGAAAAAGATGATTCTAAAATACCAGTAGGCGGAACTTTTCCTCCTTGAGCTAATTTATATATTTCATTAAATCTACTATCTACTGATCGATAATTTTTTCTATTAGCATCAAAATTATCAGCATATTTATTATAAAGTTTTGATAAAGCATCCTCTTTACCTGACATATATTTACTTTTAGCTGCAGCTGCAGCTTTTAATTTACTTGCTTCTATTTTTGCTTCTGCTAAATCTTTAGCAATAAATCCTTTTTCAGCTTTTAATAATCCTTCTGCAATAGAACCTACTGGTGATTTAGCTTGTCCAATAGGTCTTATACCAGAAGAAGCATTTATAATTTCTAAACCTCTCATAAAGTTTTTCTTTTTTTCAGGGTCTTGAGATATTTCTTCAATCTTATCTGGAACAGCTTGAGCAATTGCAGCAAAATTAGAACCAACTTCACTTGCAAAAGCACTGACAGAACTTCCTACATTAGATAAAGCACCTTTTATATCAATAGAAAATTTACCATCATCTGTTTTAATTACTTCTTTTTCATCAACAGTTTCTGTTTCTTTAGGAATAGTTCCTTTTGAATCTCCTAACATTTCAGATGAAGACATTAATACTTTTTCATCTATCGCTTCTTGAACTTCTTCGTCTTTTAAAGTTTCTTCGTCTAATCTAATTTTTTGTAACCCACCTTTATTTTCTTGATCTTCAGCAAAAAATAATGCCATTAAACCTCCTTAAATTCTACATCGAGTTTAGTATAATTTACTTTTAAATATCCATCATCACCAACAAAAGAAGCTTGTGGTACTTGATGTGCCATAACACCTTGATATGTTTTATCATCGCCTTTATATTTAAAGTTATAAATATTAATACCCGATGGTGATTTACCAATTAAATTAATATCTTCTTTTAATCTTATATCAGAATTCATAGCAGTAAATGCTCCTGCAACTTGACCAAACATACTTGGTCCAGCAACTGGTGTAGTAGTGTAACCAGTTCTTTCTTCTCCGTAACTTCTTATAGGAGCACCTGATAAAGCACCAATCATTTGTTTAACTTGATTAGCTCCAAATTCTCTTTCTTCTATAAAGTCACGATATCCTTCTGCAAGTCCAGCTTGTTGTATACCTCTAGCTTGAGTTCCAAAACCAGCAAGGCCTGCTGATGCTTGTTGTAATGCACCTATTTGATTTTGTGCTGCACCTAATTGTGCACCAAGTCCTGACATTCGGGCTGATCTATCTGCCATAAATCTATTAGCACCAGATTCAAAACCAGCTTGTCTTAATCTAGATGATGTATCTCCTACACTATCAATATATCTTTCTGCTCCTAAAACATTTTGAATAGCTTGTCTAGATCCACCAAAAGCTCCTGCACCTACTGCTGAAGCATCCATTGATTTTTGAGTTTGTCCATAAGCTTCTCCTAAATCTTTTAAAGCTCCTGAAACAACTCTATCTTCATATGGATTAGCATAAGCTTGAGCTGTTGCTGTATCATAAGTTTGAGCACTTGTATTTGCAATTTGTTGACCAATACCTGCAAGTTGGCCTGCTTGAGGTACTATTTGATTTTGATAAATATTACCAGCTTGTATTTCATAAGGATCAAGTTGAGCTACACGTTGACCTTGATAAGATTGAAAAGGTTTACTAAATTCTTGTTCACCTCGTCTTAAAGTTCTTTCTTGAATTTCTTTAAAATATTCAGGAATATCATAGCTAGTTGTTGACTGCGATGGTGCCTGAACTGTTGTAACACTTGGTTTGAAAATACTACCCATTGACTATATAAGTTCCTCCGATAACTTTAAATCCTAATTTATTAAAAGCTTTGTCTTTTCTTTCAACGTCTTTACCTTGAAAGATTTCGCATATCGCAGTTACTTTATTTGCTAGTGCGTATTCTTTAAAAACTACCATTATAGAACGAAAGATCCTAAAGTTTCTATGTTTAGGATTAACATGTAACCATAAAGTTCTCATGAACTTTTTGTCACTATACCATGTTTCATCGACTGTTGCAGCCAATGTTCCTACAATAATATTTTCATGTTCTACTACTATAACAAAACTATTCTTAATGTAAAATACTATATTTTCAAGAGCTTTAGTATTATTAGTATTTCCAAAGTTAAATGGAGCCTCTGTAAGCCACGTTTTAAGTAATTCTCTTATTCTAACAGCATCTGATATACGAGCTGGTCTTATTATGTATTTATCTTTTTCCATCTTGTTTTATGTTCACTCTTAATGTTCCAAATCTCCAATTATCATCTAGAGCACTATTTTCTATTTTTACATTAGTTTGTCTTCCTCGAATACGAGTATTTAAAAAGCTCGTAGTATTACTTACAGTCAAAGTTTCTCCTACTGTAGCTGTATCATTAGGATAGTCTTTTACTCTTAAAGTAATAGTTGCATTACCAGTTTGATTTTGAAAATCAGGTATTATTTTATTAATAAAACTAAAAGTTTCACCATCAGCAATATCTCCATCACCTGATTGTATATAAGAAGCTAAAGGTTGTCCATCAGCATTTACTCCTGATTCTTGAGCATAGATTATACTTCTTCCTTGAGTTACACCATTTATTGTAGTTATAGAAGTTACATTAGAATTAGGAAAATACTCTGTAGCTAAAGGATTTAATTCAACTCCATTATCTTGATAAGTACTTCTATTCATAGTTCCAAAATACCAAGAGTTTTCTAAATAATTATAAATTGCATATCGATCACATTGATCCGAGGCACTAGAACAATAGTACCATATCACTTCAGAAAAATTAGAATTTTGTCCAGCATAAACTTGTGAGTATTGAGCTTTATTAATATCGTCAAATACATGATTTAATATAGGACAAGGTATTTCTTGAACTGATCCTGCGTATCTAAAAAATTGTCCATCAGACATCCAATAAGCAACATCATCTATTACTATCGCAGAGTTAAGACCAACAGCTCCGCGGTCGTTACCTAATTGTCTAAAACCAAATATAAAAGGAG